TTGGCCGCTGTCACTGTTGCGTCTGTCGGTGCTCCCACATCAAAAGTATCACCAAAGATAATACCTGAGAAGGTCGCACCACTAGCAGGTGGCCCTGTGAAAGCGATAGTACCACTTGATGATCCTGCAGTAAACGCTGTCCCCGGCACTTGATAGACTCCATTAATATGTATTAGCAACTGTGCTAAGCTACCAATTATTTGCGTGGTTCCTCCGACAGCAATTGTAAATTGTGTCAAAGATCCATTAAAGCTTCCGCTCAAATCATCAATCTGAGAAAAGTTACCTTGTACTATTGGATTTCCTAAGTAGCCCATTATGCTAAGACCTCCATAAGTGTTATTGTTGAATATCCAGAGTTGCCATCTTTATTTACATAGCATGTGCCTCCTCCAGTATCAGACCAATTAGATGTTAATCTATAATTTATTGCACTTGTTGAAGAAGGGGTGTCATACCATTGTATTGAAAAACCTCCATCTCTTTCGTAGTTAGTTGTAAAATCCCATCTATTTGCACCTGAGTTCATTATTTCAGTAGTGTCTCTATATACTTTAAGATTCCACCTAGTATTACCACTACTAGTACCACCTTGTATTCCCATTATTGTACCGACTATTAAAATCTTACTAGATGTAGCAGTAGGTGTTATAGACTGAGTAACAACATCTTGATCGTTATCACTAATACTTGTGCTAATCTGTGTTTTATTTTGACCTTGTAAGACTTGACCAATCTTACCAGTGGTCAACCCACTAACAGTTGAACCCGTAAGATCTAAGGTAGCGCCAGAAGGCACGTCTAATGTTTTACCATTAGCGCCTAACGTAATTGTAGTTCCTGATGATAAAGGTTGAATGCTGTTTACCTCAATAGTGCTCATACGACTGTAAGATTACCCTCCACTGTGACTGTTCCTGTAAAGGTTACAGGTCCTGCTAAGAATGCGTTATCACTTGCAGCTACTGAAGTTGTAGCGGAAATAGTTTGTAAATTTTGATAAACACCATTGAAGGATGTCATCATGCTCGGTTGAATACTGTTTGCACCTGGTGTGTTTTGATCCATCAATATACCCGAAAGAAATATTATGAAGCAAGAATCTGTACTTGCTAGTGCTGTAGTGAAAACTATTTGTCCTCCGTTGACACCATAATCAGTCGTAGGTTTCTGACGAACTCCATTACGAAGAACAGCAAGATCTTCAGGGACTGCAGCTGTTTGATTGATATTATAAGTTGTTCCACCATTACCTGTAAGAGTTTGAGTAGGTGTAGTTGTTGTGAAATTTTTTGTTACTGGATTTCCTAAATACGCCATGTTGTCTCCTATGTGCTTATATTATCAATAAATGAAATCCAACCATGCAAACTTGAAGCCGTATCACTTTGAACTTGAAGCACATCGCCGTTTTGAAGTACGATTTTTGACCCTCCATCTATCGCCTCGTATTGTCCACCTGCTGCAATAGGTGTTTTATAAACTAAGAATGAATTTGCTGAACCACCACTTGCAGTGCTAGTTACAAAGACATTAGCTTGAATTGTTGCATTTGTAATATTTACTAATCGAATACCAATAAGGGCATCATCTCCATTAGATGTTAAAACTGTTCTAGCAGTAGTTCCAATAGCAATATCACCTGAGCCATTGAAAGGTATTTTTCTCTCAAAATCTTGTGCCACTTATTTATCTCCTATTCATATTTGTATCAGAGGGCAACGCTAAGGGCAATCACAAACCCCGCTGTTACACCTCCAGAAACTGTTAATGCACCGCTACTAGATAATGTTGCATCACCTGAAACAGCAACTTCTTGATAACTTGTACCGTCACCAACTAATATTTTTCCCGAAGTATTGTCAGGCATTTTTAACAAAGAACCAATTGTAAGATTAGCGCCTACACTTACGTTGTTGTCAGGATCTTCAATAACGGCCTTTGATGCTGGCATAGTACAAAATATGTCTTTTGTGCCTGCACTAAAATCTACAGCATTATCACTATTAGAACTACTAATAACAGTTGTTCTTGCTAAGTCTGAACTATCTCCGTCTAGAGTTCCTAAACCAACTTCAAACTCAGATGTTCCCGGATTAAAGATAGCGTAGTAAGTCGTATTACTGTTACCAATACCCGAAGCAAATGTTTCAAATCCTTGAACCGCACCACCTAAAGAAAAGGTTCCCGTTCCTGTTGTTGTTGTGGTTTCTTTTACTCGATCATTAATTATAAAAGCCATAATATTTTATAGCACTAAGCTACCTCTCTGTCATCTACTTCTGTCCATGTATTTGTAGCACTATCATCCACTGGTGTCCATGAATTAGATACACCTGGAGATACAGGAGACCATGCCAAAACACCTGGAGTTCTTATAGTAACGGTCATTCCTATTCCTGTAGGTTCAGCTATTGTGACGGCAACACCCGATGCAGTGCCTGTTGCTGAAGTCATGGCAATACCACTAGGCGTAGCAACAACGCTTGGAACTGCAGCCGCAGTTCCTATGGTGGCAGTTAAAGCAATACCTGTAGGAGCTACAGTTACACTTCCAGTAAATGTTTCGGTACCTATGGCTGTGGACATAGACTGTCCGTTGCCTGTTAAATCAACGATAAGGTCACTTGTAAATGAAGCTGTGCCTTGTGAGGAAGATATCGCTATACCTGTAGGTTGAGCAATAACTGCACTAGATTGTGTGGCAGTTCCTATGGCGGAAGTAAGGGCAATTCCTGAAGGTTGATTAACTACATCAGTTCTGATTGAAGACGTTCCAACAGATGTATTAAGTAAATTTTCTGAACCAACAATTATTGAAGTTTCACCACCAGCTTCAACGGAGTAAGCTCCGATGTTTTGTATTGCAATAGCTTGACCGCTTGGTGTTGCGGTAACGTCGGGAAGAAATACAGTTACAGAGGCTTGTGTTGAACTAACTGCAATACCCGTAGGTGTAGCAGTAACATTTGCAAATGCAGTTTCTGTGCCAATAGCCGTTGATAGACTTTGACCCGAGACAGCTACAGTTACACTATTTATACCTTGAGCAGCAAACGAATCTTCAGCAAATGTGGTTTTACCAAAAAACATAACGCTTTACCCGGCGTTACTTTTAAGTAATTCTTAAAATAGCACTAGATGCATCATTAGCTGGGAATTGTACAGTGAAAGTTCCTGATGTTGATGTTTTAACTGCACCAAAATCTAAAACCATTACTGCTGCATTTGTATTAGTTGTTGATGCATCAGTTGAGTTATAGATAACAGCTGCTTGAGCTGAAATAGTTGCACTTGTAAAACTTATATCACTGAAATCAATAAAAGATGTATTGTTGGTTTTTCCAGCTCCTGTACTTGTTAAGTTACCACCACCTGCTGCATAAGTGCCTGACGCACTAACTTCTTGAGAAGTTGTATATGCTGTAGTTGTGTTACTTAAAGATGCTGATGCACCATACAAAGCTAGTTTAAATTGATCTCCACCAGAGGAACGAAAGTCGTGTTCGCCTTCTAACAATTCCTTTTTGAAGCTATCACATATTGCTTGTGTAATCGCCATGGTTAGTTACCTCCTGGAGCCACTGATTTCAACGGTACACGCAGGACTCCGTCTGCGTATTCGTCTCTTCGTTTTCTACCCATTTGTGTGGTAGATAAACCTTGTACAGCTTGATTGTACTTTTGTTCGTATAATTGCACATATGTAGGATTTTTCAAGTACGAAAAGGCTTCCGACACTGTGCCATATATCAAAACTTCAGATGCTGTATTCGACAGATAAGTAGTAGTAGAAGTTCCAGAAGAACCGTTACCAAGTCTTTCAGGTGTTCTATTATACCATAATTCAACAGTTACTGCTGCATTAGGTGTAGGAGCTAATATAAATGTATTTTGATCCCAATTAGCATAGTACCTTGGAGTACCTGTATTGTTTGTACGATCAACATTATACTCATCAATAAAAGTAGTATCTCTTTGTTCTAACCAAGTCCTGTCCGCATTTGCATCAACTATTTGTATGCCTCTTTCAAAGTCAAAATCATCAGGTACAGTCAAAAAAGGACTGCCAATGGTAAGTGAGGAGGTTGCAAACTTTCTAAAAGCATCAAGGTCTAATTGTTTTTGTATTTTATCTTCTACATTAGTTATAAATACATTTATTACGGAATTTGATAATACCTCAGAACCTACTTCTGTATAATTTCTTACATTATCTAATAATTCGCTATAGTTCATGGTGTCAAAATTTCATTACCCATTCCTGAGTGTATTCTACAATAATAATACAATGTTGGTGCTCCAATTGCTACTGTAATTTCTAAAGCTCTTGTAGTTGCAGAGGAATAACCACTATCATAAGCAGATTGTGATACAGATGATCCATTTATTTTATAGGTGACTCCCGTTGAATATATTGACCCTCCTGCATGAATTCCGTCTGATGTGGTGCTTAAATAAAAAGGATGCCCATCAACCGTATTATCACTTAAATTAAATATAGCCGAACTTCCTTCATTTATAGTTATTACGGGTCTCTCAACTCCATCTATATAAAAAGCATTTCCACCGCCAGTCTTACCTGCAACAGTGACTGTGTAGGAGGTAATAGCTGTGGTTGATACAGTAGTAGTGCCAATTTTTGTTTGCATAATTAATTTTTTTAAAGGTGTTTGAGGCAACATACTTGAAGAAGTGGTTGGATTAGATCCGTCAGCTGGAGAAGTTCCTTGCACTGTAGTTAAAAAAGCACTATCTCCAGGTTCTCCTAAAAATACAGTCATAGGCATAGGTTGTGGAAAAGTATCAAAAGTGGCATCATCAGGTCCTGGAGGACTATTATCTTTAAGTATTTTATTTGACTCAACACGAGGATCTTTTAATGCTTCGGGATCAGGTGAATGATAAGGAGGATCTAGTTGCGGATGTTTTGGTTCAAAACATTCAGGACATACGAATAGACCGTTCCATTCTTTTTGTAATTGTTGATATTTATATTCTTGACCACAACGATCACATACTGCTCTAGAGAATGTACCTGATGCAAATGCCATGTTTTACCCCGCTGGATAAAAGCTTTGTGGCACAATATTGACTGAAGTTGATTGACTATCTTCTGTTAAAGCTCTTTGTAATTCTGCTTCATATCTTCTTTCAAGTTCCTGTGAAAGTTGAGGAGCTACTTCTTGTGAAGTGTAATAAGCTAAACCTGAAACAAGACATGGTAAAAATCTAAAAGGAGCATCAGCAGTATTTGTATAAGCTCCTACGTCTTCTATTCTTCCTACATAATAATAATTTAATTCTGTGCCAGTAGTGTCTGGAGTAAGAAACAAATGAATTTTGACATTACCTAAGTTTCTTTTGATGTAGTATTGGCTAGGTGTACCTTGTGAACTTTTGTTAGGTAGATTTTCATATTCTGATCTTGAAATTTTTGTCATTGTTGTGTCAGTGTCACCACTTCTAAAAACTACTTCCAAAACATCAGATGCATCCGAGGGTGCTGTATAAACTGTAGTTCCTGCCGTTAAAGTTTGTGTGTGATTTTTTACTTTCCAAAGGTGAATACCTCGGTTACCCCATTCTGAGAATAAAAGATTAAGGTTATCTCTTGCTGCAGAAAGCTCATAACCCGTCCTAATGCTTGTACCACATCGAGCGTACGCACGTTCCATTAGACGATCTATACTTAAATCAAAATCAGTAGTTCCCGAGGTAGCCATTTACTATTTCTTCTTTTTCTTTTTTTTCATAGCTTGCTTTTTAGCTTTACCGCCACGTTTCATAGCAGTAGATTTACCGCCTCTTTTCATGGCTTGCTTTTTCATTGGTCCCATGTTTTTTCTCCTTTTTAAAAAGTTTTTCGTATTCGTCTTGCCGAGTTTTTACAACATCGTCGTAATACTCTGCAGGCCAATTCTTATAATACCCTATCTTATGTAGTTTGCAACTTGCATCGTACAACTGTTTAAATTTCTGTACAAGCATCATACTATACATATATTCAGGCTCCCAATCACACTCATCATGGGGATTTACAAGAAACTCTTGCTCCTCCACGGTCGCAGGATTTGTAGGGTGAAACCCCATAAAATACACATCTCGTCTATTGTAGGTTTTATTATAAAAATCTATTTTATCTTGAAACTGCTCATTATCATATTGTTCCCAATATGGATCGCAAAAAATAATTATATCGTGCTGTTTTTTATTCCAGTCCTTCAAAACATTCGTAAGATGTTTTTCGTATTTAGACTTGTCGGATCTAACCTCAATTCTTAGTTTATTATCTCTTCTCCACTTCGCAGCAAAAGGACACGCTGGGAAACCAAGGTGTTTATTCATTGGCTCTAAGACATTCTTAGACCAATTAATTACATCATCTTTTATTTTTTCTGCGAGTTTTTTTCTTGACAATTGTTTTGACCATGGTCGGTTTACCACCAGGATTTCCAGCTTGTTGTTTACGCCGAACGGCACTTGATTTTTGACCTTTTGACATAGCTCTTGCTTTAGCTATTGGGACGCACTTGGGATAGTTTTTTCTTTTTTCTCCACCGCTCCTTCCACATTTGGGATAAGAGCCATCAGATTTCTTGTTGGCTATATCGACCCAATTATCCTTCACCCAAGCACGTAAACCCTTTTTTGCCATTATACTATTTGATTATAAACGGCCCATAGAATAACAACAGCAACAACAGCAACAATAGTTTTGCCTTTTTTGTTAAGGTTACTCCATTTACTCCATATTTTTTCCATGATTTGCCTCCTTAGGTGAGTGTGGTTTCTTTCCTACGCATTACTCCGCCACAAGCAGCAGCTATAATCTTACCGCCTTTGACTTTTCTATTTGCAGAAACTAGTTTTCTTGATTGAGATAATTCATTTATAGAACCACCCATGGCTTTTTTCTTAGCTTTCTTTTTTCCGCCAGGAGTTACTTTTCCTGAACAAACTGCACTAGCATACATATTAGCATATGCGCTAGGGTAGACTTTAAATCTTGCCTTTGCGGCGGCTTTTCCTCTTGCGCAGAGTTTTCCCATTTTTTTTACCTCCAG